GCTTATCTCCAACAAGTCTGTGTGTATAATAGCATCTGTGTGCTAAGATATCCACTCATAAATCTTCTTCGTTTCCTTCACACGGTGATCTAATCCAGTGTAACCGCCGTTTATACGTTTTGTCAGTCTTTTTATAGTATCATCGTTGACACCTTCATCACATATTTTCCATAGATTATTCCTCTTAAAAAACCACAAAGCCGTGTCCATTGCATAATCTTCTTCTAGCAGTTGTGGGTTGTCTAAGACTTCTGGAACACGCATGTCTGAAGCAAAGGCTCGAACGTTGTTATACCCCGTGAGTTGAAGGAATCCTCGGCCTATGTAGGCGCTAGCTTTTTCTTTAGAATCGTTCCCCATCCTGTCGAAATACACGTTTTCAGCCAGTGCTTTTGGGTTTCTAGCATACGGTTCTGCGCTTTCTTTCGTAGGGAAGCGACTAGGCCATACTTTCATCATAGCTTCTACAGAATAATTTAAGTTCTCTCTGGTGTACCTAAACGTACCGCTTTCATGCACCACTTGCCCTAATAAGTGTGCGCCTCTTTCTGGAGACAACTCGTAGTGCGTTACTATTGCTTTAGCTGTGTTAGGGCCAAATGCACCATCAGGAGTAACACCGCACTTTTCTTGTAGTTGTTTTAATGCTTCAAACGCCATTAGCTCTAGCCTTTTTCTTTGCTGTCGCACTCAACTCACGAAAGTGATACAGGAGTTTACTGTTCTTGCTGTGGTTCTTACCAGAATGCAACTTGCCACCGGGCATTTTGTGAGTGCCACCCTTATGTTCTGTTCCGTCTCTAAAGTAATGTTTTTGACCTTTAGCCATCACTTCCTCCTCGTAAACTGTTTGTACCCTTTCACGCCAAAGGACGCACTTATTGCAATACCCAAACTGTAAAAATACCAGTCTGGGGCTTTGTGAAGCTGCTCAAAACCTCTATCTACAATGCCTTCTGCACCGGGTATGAAGGCTAAAATAAGCGGGATTGACAGCACAATTACAAAAAATTCGTCTTTCCATGACGACTTGCTGTTTTCCGCCATGATACGTTCCCAATCAGCCACAGACGTCTTTTCAGATAATAATATCTTAGCTTTCGCCTCTGCCTCTGTAAGTTTTAACTTTGCTTCTGCCGCTTGCTTTGTAGTCTTTGCATCAAGCCAACTGCTAGCCAGACCTGCTACTGGTCCTAATAACTGTCCTATCATTGTCCTTTACCCATGTTCGTAAACCCATAGTAAGCCGCAACTATGGCAGCGATACTGACGTAGTATATATTGCTCATGCTACTTAGCATCTCTGACGCTCTGGGTAGCTCCATCCATTCGGTAAATACAACGCCAAATGGGAATAAAAGCATACCAGTAAGGCTAAACCAAGCCATACGTCTCTGTGCATCTCGTTTAGCATCAGCGTCCATCATAATTCTACGACGGTCCTCAAGCATGATTTCGCGCTCTTCTGGATCTATTTTTCCGTTGTCGTTTAAATCGTATTTTTGCTTGGGCATCTGCGTACTCCTGTATTATTTGCCTATTATACCCTAATATAATTAGTTTACCATTTTTATCGTATGCTGCAAATTTTTTGCCTCTTTCTATGATTGTTGGGCGTTCACCTCGAGGCAAGTCACCTTCATCGAGTTGTGTGTTACCATGATCTTTGCTTTTTCTGCTTCTTCTAGGCATTGCTCTTTGTCCGAATACGTGCCGATTTGGTAGTATTGTAGGCGGTCTGTGCTAATAAAATGTAAAAAGACTAAGACATATATCATGGAAAATAATCCCTTACGTCAATCCACTGCATATAGTGAAGATAAGCAGCAGCCCCGACAAATGTAAAAACAAGCAAAACAGCTATACCAACTATTGTAATAATAAGCTCCTGCTGTGCTATTGCATCTCTTCTTGCTTGTGCCTCTGCTTCGCGTTTTTCTTGTAAGACTTCTCTGCGTATCTTTAGAAGTGTCTGCCAATGAGATGGTCCTAATGTTTCAGATATGTACTTTTTTAACTCTTCTTCAGCTTCAGCGGCTTGTCTTAATTTAGCAAACCTTTCCATAGCTATGGCATTTACATTCTTACCAGACACACCCTTCTGCTGTAACTTCTTCTTAGCACTATCGGTTGCATCGAAAAACTGTCCAATTTGTTTAGATAATGAAGCCACGGATTTGCCAGCGGCCAATCCAGTTTTTAGTCCGGCGAGCAAAGTAATGGGGTCCATTGCTATCTACCATCGGACATTGTTGGGCGTCTTGCCAAGAACTCTAACGTATTTTCTAAAGTCTTTACCCTAGCTTGCAATTTTATGATTTGGTTGAATTGTAGGATAAATCCCTCTTGTGTTTCGTATACGTCTTCAAACTCCGCGTAGATCTCATCAATCGTATCATCACCATCTTCCTCGACTTCGACGATATATTCTATGATTTCATCTATTCTTTCGCTGTTTTCCTCTACATCACGAATGAGATTTGTTCTGTCAGTAGCATTGTTCTCAATGGTTAAAGTCTCAACCTGTTCTGTTAACCCCTCAATAATTGATGCTTGAGAAGAGGCGTACCAAATACCACCTCCAATCGTGCTAACTATGGCTACAACTGCACTGGCAGCGACAGCGATATTTACCTTGGGCAGGTCCATTAGGTGTCACCATTTATCTGTGCAGGTGCTGTTACTGTTATAGTCGTAGCTCGCACCTCACTACCTGTCCAATTCTCGCCACAATCTGGACACTTTCCATCAGGATATGACGCTATCTCTGCAGGTGTGTCTACTAAGTTTCCGCAGCTTTCACACTGCACAACATCTACAGAGGTGGAGGGTGACCACTTTGAGCCATCGGGCATGTTTATCACTGTATCAGACATAACAACTCCTTATGTTATACTAACTGTTACTCCACCCACACCAGAAGTAGCAGATGCAGCGGTTCCAGTCAAAGAATAGGCAGAGTCTGTGCTGACATTTCCAACCTGACCTTGACCTGTAAAGAATACTGGTTGTTCTATTTCTGCGGATGCATCATCTGTTATAACCTGACCCACCTGCCCTGTAGCAGAGTTAAAAAACTCAATACTTACTGGCACTGTCACATTAGGGTCTATAGTAATTCTTACCTCACCTGTAGATAACATCCACATATCGCCCGGCTGTAAACCTGCTGCGTAAGCCTCTACATTATTGGCAAACTGCCTTATGCCGCCACCTTCTGGTTTAAGGTTTAGCTCGTTAGCAGTTACTTTACCCGGATTTGATAGCTGTTCTTGGAAAAGAGAAAAAGCCCTAACGACTTCACGCATATAGTTTGGATCATATTCTCTTGGTGGCACACCAAAGAAGTATCGTGGGAGCGGATTGTCTGCCATTATCTCTTACCATCAGGCCGAATATCTAGTCTATTTAAACCTGTTCTCCATGTTGTACCCACTTGATCAGAGCTTATTTTTAAGGCTACGGCTCTACCTCTTACCCTAAGATCTACTTTCTCTGTATACTGTTCAACAGGCACAGAAGAAGATTTTACAATATTTGCAGTATCTGTGCTTACCTGCAGACCACCGTTGTAGTTAAAAGCATCGACAGTAAAGTCTGCTTGTGGTGCAGGGTTTGTGCTTGTTCTAAAAGTTATATCAGGTATTAGTTTTCTAACATAGCTAAATACTTCACCATCACCTAAGTCTATTGGGGCAGATTGTATAAACGATTCTACTGCAGCAGGTGTTGTCCCGCTTTGATCGTCTATACCGAACTCATGAGAGTAAAGTTTACCGTCTGTACCTGCAGCTATTGGAAAGTCGTCTATACCTCTGTCAATCCACGCTGTTCGATTAAGAGTGCCATAATACCAAATATCCATTTCGTAATTATAGACAACGTACTTATCAATATTGTCACTGTTTAGTGATGGGTAGAACCACCATATTTCTTGAAACCCAGAGTTAACACCAACAAATATTTTTGTAGACTGATCATTGTTAATATCTGTTAATACCTTCTCTTTTACGGTGCAGTTAAGTTGATTTACGTTACCTCTGTACACATAGAACTGATCAACGCCCATCCAGTATACGCTATCTCCAATAGCCACAGCAGCGTTAGGACTACGAATAGTTATATTCTCAGACACCCTGTTGATACCAAAAGTATAAGGTGGGCCGATAAATTGCATGGAGTGTAATGCTTGGTCTGTAAATACAAGTATCTCCTGTCTGGTCTCCACCGCTTGCACTATGGCTGTACCAGAACCTATGCGAAGATCTCCTGCTGTATTAGTAGTGCTTGGTGTCCAGTCAGCAGGGTTCTCTTGGTCTGAAAATCTGATAAGCAGCGGGTCTTGAACATTAGAGCCAACAGGATTGCATCCAAAAGCTATAACATGTCTATCGACATCTGACACCATAACTTGTTTTGCGATTGTTGGTGTGTTGCTTGCACCTGTGAGAGACGATAAGTACACGCCTCTTTGCGCTGTTGTGCCAGAAGTATCCCAATAAAATACAGAACCATCTCGTATACAAAAGACTAGATCCTCTCCAAAGGTATCATGCTGCCAAAGCCTTAAATTTTCGGACAGCACATTAACTGTAGCTTTTGAGTTCCAAGCACCTCTAGACCAAGTACCTGCACCCCAACCATTGCCAAATGTAGATGTATCTGTACCTGTTTGCACCTGATAGGCCGCAACTGCAGAAGAGCCACCTGTGTTAGTATCTCCTGACGTGGCAACAACTAAAGCTGCACTATCGTCTATAACACCGTTGCTATAGTATTGATTTACGTTTGTAGTAGCTGCTCTTGCATTAATTGTGTATGTGGCTGTTGTTGGGGCGGTTTGGATTTGATATTCTTGATTCAGGACATCGGCTGTTATAGCCCCACCTAAACTAGCAGCTCCGCTAAAAGTAACAAAATCTCCCGCCCTAGCTTCGTGATTGGTATCTGTCACAGTTATAATGCTGCTACCTTGACTAGCGGAAAATGTGACATCTCCTGCTGCAGTAGTGTTTCTGATAGGTGTAATATCGTAGTACACACCACCATCTTCTATGTAGTATTTAAGATGCGTCCCCACACCAATAAGCCTGTCGGATTCTAATGTAAGCCAAGGCTTTAAAGCACGAGCAGATCCTATAAATTGATTGTCGCCTTTTCTTGCCCAACCACCTATTTTTTCTGGATACCCTACACGAAATCGTATTTTATCTCCGTCACTCCAACCGTTTTCGTTGGCATAATCAGGAAGTTCCGTATTTATTCCGGGTCTAAATTCAAGTTTCTGTAAAACCATGTTTTGCCTTTAAGTATTCTATATGCGCCCCTAACATTACATGTGGTCTTCTTATTCTAATATAAGATTGTTTAGCGTTAACTTTATTCAGCCAAACTACGTCATATCTTTTTTCATTAGCTATTTGTTCGACCTTATCCGCTATTTCACTACTGCCCAAAAAATCATCTTTTGTCACCATTATTTCTGGCTCTTTAGAAGAGATTAAGTTGTCAGAAGCATCGTATCTATCTATTAATACACGAGTTTTATTACTTGTTTTGTCATTCCAATAATCTTTCCTCTCAGTCAAATTTCCTTCAGAATCAAACTTAAAACCAACTAGGGAAATGCCTTCTCTTTCTATATCATCTCTATACAATCTTAGATTGTCAGTCCCAATACTTTCTAAGTCTACACCATATCTTGGATGTGGAAACATTCTAGCTTCTGAAATCTCGAGCGGCACATTACCATTTAACATAGTTCTTAGGCAATCAAGGCTTTCTGCTACAACACAAATGCTCTCCACACCATCACGCCAAGAATATATAAGCTCTACTAATTGACTTCTTATATCAGGTGATAAGTTATCAAGTGCAGGAGTTAAAAACCTAAAATCATTACCAACACAGAACCTTGCTTTTGTTTCACGATATTCAGACATATTATTCCTTAACCTGTTAATGTTATGCTGCCACTGGATGGAAAGTTGGTCACGTTGCCGTTAGCTGTAATTTTTGCAAATCCTCCTGCGCCATTACCACCCGGATTTTCTACATTTCGACCCGCGCCACCGCCACCGATAGTTATTGTAACAGTAGTTCCGCTTTGAACTGTTGCTGTGCCTGTTAACCTAGTTGAAGCAAATCCGCCTTCACCTCCTGCACCTGTTTGATCGTAGGGGTTATTTCTATTGTCACCGCCACCGCCACCGCCACCTGCGCCATAAGACGTTGAAGGAGCATCGCCACCTCTACCTGCATTCCCCGGTAGGTGCGCCCCTGCAGTGCCTCCGTTACCATAATGGGATGCCTGTCCGACCCTTAAATTCTCATTAACATTTGGAACGTACATACCTGCTCTACCGCCTTGTCCTCCAGATGCGGTAATTGTTGAAATACCAGAAGCTGCGATGCTAGAGCTTCCTCCAGTGGCTCCACGATTTACACCGTCACCCTTATCTTCACGACCATTACCTCCACCACCGCCACCACCTATAAGTTCATAAGTAAAAGTAACAGTGTGAGAAGCGCCACGATACTCGCTTATAGAGTTTGCCTGATTAGCGCCCTTGTCTGGATTGAGAAGACTTCTAATATCTGCATCGTTTAGAGAACATATAGTTCCGCTAGTACCGTTTACTTCAACGTGAATTTGGTTCAAACTTAATGGGCCTGTGGTAGGTAAAGCCATTATGCACTTCCAAACGCTGTTACATCACCTTCAGCTACTGTTGCTCCTGTAGATGTTATCTTAAACCTATTAGTTCCACTGTATGCAAATTTTAATTCACTACCAGATTCAGTAATAGTCCAATTACCCAAAGCTATTGTATTTGCTTTGACTTCACCGCTAGCCCCATAAACAATAGCCTTTGAAGCAACAACGGTATTTGGTTGTGCGCCATCTAGTAGATTTAGATCAGCCGCTTCTAGAGTAGTAGTCACTCCATCAAGCACGTTAAGCTCGTCAGCACTTGATGTTACAGGTTCACCGTTCTGTTTAAGCTGACCTAACTCAGAACTAAGCGATAAGTTCACAACATTGTTGTTACCGTCAGCGTATATGATTGCGAAAGAACCTACGGCTATGTTTGCTGTGGTTGCGCCAGAGCCTTGAGAAAACGTAACTATTTTAGTTGCATCATTCTTTACATAATAAACTTTCTGTGCGTCTGCAGGGAGTATGGTGATAGTATGAGCCGCTGCTAAAGTGCCGCTACAAAGAAGAACTTTGTTTTGTCCGTCTGATGTAGCACCATTGCTTGTTGTAAGATTGCTGGATGTTCCTACAAGATTTAAAGAAACAACACCATTGATAGCTCGATCAATTATGTCACTGTTCGTATTTACAGTGATGCCCCAGCTTCCAGCTTGCTCACCACTGGCAGGTTTTTCTATACCTGTGTTTGTTGTAAATGTACTGGGCATGCTATGCTCCTATGCTGCTACGTCTAAATCTGTCCATACAAGTTCTGGTTCTTCAGTTAAATCAACCTCAGTATACACATCATCCACTGGAACGTCTACAACCAAGGCTGAGTATGGGTCTACAGGCACTCCTATTAAGTCTACTGGTGTATAATGTCTAGTTGTGCCGACCACACCAAGGCCAGAGACGCCAGTTACTTGTACTGAAGCGATACCCACTATTGATGCACTTCCTACGCCACCAGTAGCGCCTACGCCTGTAACATCTACACTTGAAACTGGATTGACTGAAGAAGTAGCACTCGTTGCGCTTACGCCTGTGACTGATGTGCTTGCATTTGCCGCTACAGCGATAGTTCCCACATTAGCGCTACCCTGCAGTCCTGTTGCAGGTATACTGGCTGCGCCAACTATAGTTACGTCATTCGTAGAACTGTTGGCTGCTATGCCTGTCACAGACACATCTACAGCTATGCTTGCAGAGGCTGCTCCTACAGAGGCCGTGGCGCTCACACCTGTGACATCAATATCAGTGTCTGCAAGTATAACTGGAGAGCCTACAGAAACAGTAGCCTCAAGACCCGTTGCAGGGACGTTTGCCAAGCCTTCGACAGTGACAGAACCAGAAGTTGTGCTAGATGATACGCCTGTTACGGAAACAATCGTCTGGTTAGCTGTTGTGACTGAGCCTATGCCTGTAGTTGCTTCGAGACCCGATACTGATGCTTGATCAGGTAGGCTTGCTATTGCCGAGCCTACAGAGCCAGTGGCTGCAACGCCTGTGGCACTAGTATTACCAATGCCTGTGACGGTAAGAGTTCCAACTCCACCTGTAGAGCCAAGACCTGTCTGTGGTGTGTCTACAGCACCTGTTACCGTAGTAGCGGCTGTAGAGGCTGTCGCGCTTAACCCAGTAACGGAGACAGTAATCGGAACGACTACTCCTGCCTGATCATCAGCTATCGGAGCCGATGCTACTGGGTGAAAGCCAAACATCTAAGTGTCCCTATGACTCTCTTGCAGATACCCAAGCAGCGACTTGTGCTTTAACTTCATCAGTAGTCATTTCTACGGGATCATCTTCTGGATTTTCTGCCATCTTTAAAAAAGGATCAGCGCTATGCATTGCTAAAACTCTAGCCTCCAGCTCTGTCGCTGTAAGCTCTGTAACTGTATCTGGGATATAGTATTCTCTATCAGCCTCATCTGGTGACCAGCCAATTTTGGTGTGATCTGATTTAGCCCAGTATCCACCGTCCTCTACCCAAACAGGAGTCATCATACCTCCTGCGGTCATATGCATTTTGTATTCAAGTATCATCTTTTTTCTCCGTTTTTTCTAGTCTTAACATATATTCGGGGTTCAGAAAATCTGATTTACCAAATATTCTTTCAGCAGTTTTATCTGCATTCTTATAATATTTATCCGCCATTAGATCCATGAACTCCTCTAAATCATTGGAGTGAGGTAATTCATGGTTTTTTATCTTCTGTGCAGTGTGCTGTATGTACCCAGACACTTCAGTCATAGCTACCTGTGGGTGGACACCATATTGCTGCATGTATTCTATTGTAGAAGTAGAAACTCTGCCACCATCCATCAGGTTTCGGTACATAAGCTCAAAGCCCCTACGCACATGGTGACGCTTCTCTTCTCTTTCAAAGGCTTCTTCGTCCCACTCGTCTATATCCCACTTCTCTTTTATGTTCTCGTAGCTATCAATAAGCACTGCTATGTCTTTGATAGAGCCGTTTATCTTATGCTCCATCATTGTTAGCCCATGTCTACCTGCTTTTAGTTTAGCCTCAGAAACAATATCATCAGCCTCTTCAAGCTCCAGTAGCTCTACACGCTTCTCAGCATGGTTGACCTGCGCCTCTGCAAGCGCCATCTTACGTTTCTCTACCTCTGCTGTAATCTGACGAAGCATACGCATAGGAGAGTGACCGTTGAGCATAGTGAGTGTCATCATAGACAAAGTTGTCGCTGAGTTATTACGATCAAAAGCTCTGGTTGCCTGATCTATCTCTGGTAACTTTTCTGCCACCCGCGCAGCAGCTACCTGATTGATATTCTCAGACGCTTCTATAGGTAACGAAAATGTAATTGGTTTCGTTACTACGTTAGTCTTCTTTTTAGTTTTAGTCTTTCCCATTTTTTTCTCCTTTAAGATGGTAACCCTGAAGTTGCGGCGGCCCCTGTTCTGGCGGTAATAAGATCACCAAAATCTGTAGCGTTTCCACTAGTAGACATTGTAAAATAGTCTATATTTACATTAGTACTTGAGGGACACATGGTAGTACCTATAGTCTCATTCTCACAGCAGCCGTGGTAAATATAGCTTTGGGTTAGATTTCCATAATCAGTAGCGTTTCCTGTTGTTTGAGTTGTAATATACTCTATGTCGGTTCCGTTCCCTGTAAAATATACTCTTGTAGCATCTGAGCAAGCTGAGTTTCTGTACATATTTCCTATTAAGTTACCAAAATCTGTGGCGTTTCCCGGAGTTGCAAATGTAAAGTACTCTATTGTATCAGTGTTGCCGCCTATACCGCCACCAAACACTGCCCTTGTTGCGTCTTCTCCTGCACCGCAAGAACTTTGACCTGTTGCTGAAAGATCACCAAAATCTATTGCATTACCCGTTGTATCGACAGTAATGTAATCAACAATATTTATATAAGCTGATCCATTATAACCACCACCTGTAAGCATTCGGGTTCCATTACTACAACACGCTAAAGCATTTCTAACTGAAGTAGAGTCACCAAAGTCTTGAGCATTTCCTGTTGTGGACGGAGTTACATATTCTAATGTATTACGTCTAGTATTGCCGGGGTATGAAGTCCCACAAGCCCTAATAGCTCTTGTTCTACTTCCCGCTGCCCCTATATAATCTACTGGCTCACTCATGTCACCGAAATCAGTAGCATTGCCGGGGCTAGTTATATCAAAGTATTGGATTTCATTAGCTGCAGCACTAAAAACTATTGCCCTGTTACCACTCCAAGGATTACCACTAGGCGCTAAACCAAGTTCTTTAAACCCACCGTCCATATACCTGTATAGTTTATCGTTACCAGTGTCCCACCAATAGTCTCCGTTGCTAGGAGAAGATGGTTCAGTGCCAGACTCAGTATATCCCTGTTCTACGGAAGCACCGTCCACTGTAAATTTGTTAGGTAAGTCAACAGCATCTGTAGGAAGATCACCAAATATTTCGTCTACTTTAATTGTACTCATGAAGCTGATCCTGATGTCGCGTCAATATATTGGGATATACTTTGCATGTCTCCATGATCGGTAGCATTTGCGGGAGTTTGGATAGTCACTCTTTCTATTACATTTATAAGGTATGGGCTACTAGAAGTGGCATAACCTCCTATAAAAGTACCATAAGTACCATCTGATGCCGAGCCATGTCTACATCGAGCAGTTAGATTTCCAAAATCAGTTCCATTACCTGCGCTTTGAGTAGTAAAATAAGTTATATGGTTTAAAAAAGGTGCGCTACTTATTCCACCCGAAGTCAAACCTCTTGTAGCATCAGCACAAGAAGCATGTTCAAAAGAGTGTGCAGTGGTTTGGGTTCCAAAGTTAGTTGCATTTCCCGGAGTATCAATAGACACATATTCTATATTGTTCTTAGATGTGTCTGTACCTTGAACGTACACAGCGCGGGTAGCATCGTTAAAAGCAGAACCTCCATGATCGGCGGCGGTGAGATCTCCAAAGTCGGTAGCGTTGCCTGTGTTGGCTATTGTAATATAATCAATAATATTACCACTCCCACCACCATGTAGATATCCTCCCATAAACAAACCGTAGGTATTGTTGCCAGCAGATGCAAGTGAATCCCTGCTACTCGCACCAGTGCTACTAAAAGGGTATGTGGTTAAATCACCAAAGTCAGTAGCATTTCCTGTTGTTGCAGTAGTTATGTAGTCTATTGTGTTGTACTTAGTTGAGCTAACTTTACCTCCTGCAAATACAGCTCTAGTTCCGTTACTAACTCCTGCTCCATCTTCCCTAGCTTGAGTTAGATCTCCAAAATCAGCAGCGTTACTTGAGCTTGATATATCAAAGTAGTCTATTTCACGATCATATGGAGACGGGTAGTTAAAGCGTCCTATATAAACAGCCCTAGATCCACCCCAATTAAACGTAGGTGAGGAAGTGGAAGTTCCTAGCCAGTCTTTCCATTCTCCATCAATATAAACTTTGTATATATTGTTGTCTGTGTCTAACCATGCATCTCCATTTGATGGGCTAGAAGGTTCTGTTGCACCTTCTGTATGTTTATGAGGACTTATACCGCTATCAGATCCTGCTATGTTAAAACCATTAGTAAAGTCAGGCGCACCTGTACCTGCCTTGTCTGTGATCTTTTCTATGCCAACAACATCACTCAAGAAGCATCTCCCGAAGAAGAAAAACCTTGATCCAAACCATCTAATAGGTCACCAAAGTCTTGAGCATTGCCTGTTGTTTGCGTAGTAATGTACATAATTTCATTGGTATACTCATTAACTGTGCCACCTGAAGTAGATGTTTCACCACCAGAAATACATATTCTTGTTTCATTTTCACATGCTGCGGATCGTTCCGTTCTATTAGCATTAAAATTATTTAGATCACCAAAATCCGTAGAGTTTCCTGTAGTATCAACAGTTATGTACTCCATTTTATTAGTCGGAGAAGAACCTCCAAAATTAGGCCCTGCATTTCCTAAAATTGCAACAGCTCTTGTCGCATCTGAGGCAGCGGTGACCCTATAAGCTCCACTTGACATATCACCAAAGTCTGAAGCATTTCCGGTAACGCCACCCAACGGAATATATTGTATCTCATCTTCATAATAATAACTGCTAACATATGCTTGACCACCAAATATAGTGCCTCTACTAGCATTACCTGCCCCACCAGAAAAACCAGTGATTCTACGAAGATTACCAAAATCTGAAGCATTGCCTGTTGTATCAATAGTAAAAACATTTATGTCGTTACGATAACCAGTACCAGTGGGGCCGCCATTAATATAACCACCCGCAAAAACTGCATAAGTGCCATCACCAATTCCCGCACCACTTCTAGCGGTTTCTAGAGCGTTACCAAAAAAGGCTGAATTTCCCGGTATTGGAATAGTAAAATAGTCATATGTGTTATTACTATTACGGTTTCTGGATACAATCGCCCTGCTTCTGTTTGAGGCAGAATGATCAGAACTCGTTGAGTTTGTACCGTTTACGCTGTTATCGCAATCTCCAAAGTCAGCAGCGTTGCCTAAAGTAGTTATATCCCAATAATCTAAATTTAGAGTGCTACCCGCAACTCCAGAACCCCTGCGACCCGCTCTTAATGCTCTATCCCCGCCCCAAAATGGATCAGCTGCAACTAAACTAAGTTCTTTAAACTCACTATTGATATATCGATAGAGTTTATTGTTAGCACTATCCCACCAGAAATCACCTTTTTCAGGACTACTAGGTTCAGTGGCAGAAACAGTATGTCCTTGTACGATACTATCTCCATCTATCTTGAAGTTATTGGGCAGGTTAATTGCATTGCTTCTATTCTTTATTGTATCTACTTTTATTGTACTCATGAGGCCGCTCCTGAAGATGCTGCTACATGCCAACCTGCATCTAACAAATCACCAAAATCTGAGGCATTACCGGCTGTAGCGAAGGTAATTTGTTGTATTGCGTTACTTCCTGCACTTGCTGCGGAGTCATAACCCCCTAAAAAATGACCCTTAGTAGCGTTGGAGCATCCGTCAAAATAATAAGGTGTTGTCGCCAAATCACCAAAGTCTGTAGCATTGTTTGTGTTTGTAAGATTTTTTTGATCTATTGAATTGGTATAACCACCCGGCAGGACGTAATTACCTCCTGCAAAACACCCTATATCCCCTGCTCCTGATCCTGCCGATGCATGAGCGTAACGCCCTACATTTAAATCTCCTGCATCTACAGCGTTTCCTGCTGTTGCAAAAGTTACATAGGCTATAGTGTCTTGAATACCAGATGTAATACCTCCCCCTATTAACATCCTTGTCGCGTTTGATACACATCGCATATAATAAAGACCGCTTGTTAATTGATTTCCAAAATCTGTTGCAGTAACTCCTGCATTGCCTGTTCCTACAGTAAGTTGCTCTATCTTGTTACCAATGCCATCTGCATAGTTAGTGCTACCGCTTCGTGCGTACCCATGAACCAAAAGCATTTTAGACCCGTCGCTTTCACAGTCGCTATCAAAAGTACCGTATTGCAAATCTCCATAATCCGAAGCGTTGCCTAAAGTAGCAGAAGCCCAAAAATCTATTTGTGTTGTGTTTTTATAGAGAGGCATGTATATGCGTGTTCCATCACTAGCCATACCCTGTCTAGCATAATCTCCAAGTGTAAGGTCACCAAAGTCTGCTGCATTTCCTGCAGAGGTCATATCCCAATACTCTATTCTATTCGTACCAGTATGGCTTACACCCGCCTTGTGTCCTCTATCACCATAATGAGAAGCTGCCGCAGCAGAAGTGCCTAACCAGTCTTTCCACTCGTTGTCCATATAGACTTTATAGAGGTCGTTGTCGGTATCCCACCAAGTGTCTCCATTACTAGGGCTGCTAGGTTCTGTGTTTCCCTCTGTGTGTTTATGAGGACTTATACCACTGTCAGATCCTGCGAAGTTTACACCAAAGGTAAAATTAGGAGCGCCTGTACCCGCTCTGTCTGTAATCGTTATTATTCTGTCTATTTCACTCATCGCTAGTCTCCTGACATTGAGGTATGTTCATACCTGTCCGAAGTCATATCACCATAATCTGTTGCATTTCCGGGGGTTTGAACAGTTATATACTCTATAACATTAAGTCTAGCAGCAGTTTCTTCGTAACCGCCTGAAATTAATGCTCTGGTTGTATCGGCGCAACAAGCAGCGCGAACTATAGCGTTACTCGCATCACCAAAATCAGTTCCGTTCCCTGCGGTTTGGATCGTTATGTATTCTATATTATTGTAACGATTGCTACCATCCCAACCGCCTACAAATATACCTCTTGTAGCATCATTTGTGCCAGCCATCTGGCCTCTTGCCGAAGATAGGTCTCCGAAGTCAGTGGCGTTTCCGGGTGAGGCTGTAGTTATATATTCCATTTTATTTTCATAACCGCTGTTGTTAGTCTCCCCTACAGCACAAACGGATCTTGTAGCATCGCTGCAACTAGAAGTATATCTACCATTGACAGTCATATCACCAAAATCTGTAGAATTACCTGTTGTGGCAATAACAGTTTGCATTATGGTATTATGATAAGTAGGAGAAACGTTGTACCTGTTTCCACCCCATGTTAAAGCCCTAGTGCCATCAGAACATGATGTGTGATTATAAAGACCAAAAACTAAATCACCAAAATCGGTAGCATTTCCTGTGGTTCCTATAGTTATGTAATCTATTGTTTCGAAAGTAGCGGTGGGCAAGCCCCCAAGAAATAAACCTCTAGTTTTATTGCTACCAGATGTTATCCAGTCCCTTGCTATTGTCAAATCACCAAAATCAACAGCGTTTCCTGCTGTTTGAATAGCGCTGTAATCAATGGCATTGCTTCGCGCTCCATTGACGTTAAAATCTCCCCCTCCAAAAATAGCTCTACTACCACTCCAAGGGTTACCAGATGCTGCAGAAGCGTTTAGTTGAATTTTTTTAAACCCACCGTCTATATAAACATTAACATTATTATTAGCGCTGTCCCACCACAAAGCTCCATTTTTAGGATTGCTAGGCGCTGTACCAGAAGATGTATATTCGTGCGTGTTCAGTGTGCTTATAGCTGCGTTGCTTCCTACAGTCGGTTGAACAGGAAGGTTTGGTTTACCTGATCCTGCTAGGTTGGTTATGTTATCTACTTTTAATTCTGTCATGATGCTGCTCCTGATGCGGCCATACCTTGATAACCTCTGTTTTCTGCTAAATCTCCAAAATCAGAGGAATTACCAGTGGTTTGAATGGTTATAAGCTCCATTCCAGTGTAAGGACTTGTGGTAACATCTCCTATAAATACCCCTCTAACGGCATTTCCACAAGCAGTAGCCATAGAATATTGGTTAGTTAAATCACCAAAGTCAGTGCCATTACCTGTTGTTTGTGTTGTTATATACTCTATATTTCTACCTGCTGGGGTGTGATAACTACTAGGAGAGTCTCCCGCAAAAACTGTTCTGGTTGCATCTGAAACTGCCATGTTTCTAGCAGCAGAATAGAGAAGATCTCCAAAATCTGTTGCATTGCCTGTTGTTGCATAAGTAAAATAGTCGATTGTAACTGAGTAATAAGATCCAATACCTCCCGCAAAAACAGCTCTTGTTGTATCCCCACCTGCACCATCTGAATGACCTGACCCTACTCCGCTAAGATCTCCAAAGTCGGTAGCGTTACCAGTGGTATCTACTGTTACATAATCAACAATATCTCTATATGAACTAGGGCCATATCCACCTCCAAAAAGCGCCCTTGTTCCATTACTGCAAGCAGAATTAGCGCTTCTACCTACAGTTAAATTACCAAAATCTGTACTATTACCAATAGTTGACGGAGTAACATAATCTATCTCATTTGCTCTTGCTCCAGCGGGGGTATAACCGCCCGCAAACAAGGCTCTTGTAGAAGAACCTGCTGCACCTCCTTGATACCTAAATAATTGTAAGTCACCAAAACTTGCAGAGCCTCCTCCACTACCAGCAATATTAAAGTATAAAATATCATCATAAGAAGATGATTGAGTAGTTACCCCTCCTGCAGCAAGACCCCTGTCTCCGCCCCAAGCAATGCCATCCACAGGATAATCAGTATTTAAAGTTATCTCTTTGAAATCGCCATTTATGTAGACCATTACTTTACTGTTGGCGCTGTCCCACCAGATAGCTCCGTTCTTAGGGCTACTTGGTTCTGTTGCTGACGATGTGTAAGAGTAAGTATTCATAGTACTTAAAGCAGATCCACCAGAATGCGTGGGACTGACAGGAAAGTTAGGCTTACCTGTACCCGCTAAATTTACAACTGCATCTACTTTAATTTCAGGCACTAAACTACAACCCACCTAGTTCCTGAAGGAACTGTTACTGTTACACCGTTATTTACTGTTATCGGCCCTGCACTCATGGCGTTGTGACTGGCAGTTATTGTGTAGTTGGTTGTAACTGTCTGATCGTTTTCATAGAAGACTTCGTCACTACCACCACCAGTGGCTCCACCGCCACCTCCACCACCGCCAGATGCTGTGAGCTGATTTCCTGATACTGTAATACCAGAACCTGCAATCGCTGTTAAAAAGTCAGCAACAGATTCTTTTTTAGAGTTGTTGCTGTCGTCTGCATCAATAAACGCTATGCTGTCATTCGCTGTGTTGATTGTACCTGCACTCAAAGCGTTTAAGTCTGTGGTGGTTGATATTGTTGTAAAGCTAAGAACACCACTACCGTTAGTCGTTAGTGCCTGACCATTACTCCCAGTATTTTCAGGAAGTGTAAGAGTATATGTAGAACCCGCGCTGTGGGGTGGACTTTGAATTTTTACACCGTGACTGTTCACTGAACAATTAAGTTGTATTGCACCGACAGTACCACTGGAAGTGCCATCTCCCATTACCTCAACACAACCAGTCCCGTTGGGATTAAGTTTTATATTACCATTAGATGTACTTGTGTTTATTTCTCTAGCTTGAACGTCTAGGTTGCCACCTAGCTGTGGAGAAGAATCATCTACTACATCTTGGATTCCTGAACCAGAAAGTGTGCCAACAGATGCAAATCCTAAATTGCCAGAACCGTCTGTCTTCAAGACATGTCCTGCGCTGCCATCTGCTGTTGGATGGGAAAGTCCATCGATGATTACTTTACCAGAGCCGTCTGGTGTGATTGCAATGTTGGCATTTGATGCTGATACTATTGCATTACCGTTTACATCAAGATTACCGCCTAATTGAGGACTAGTATCTTCTACAATGTCATAAGTCCCTGAAGAGGTAACTTTTGCAGCAAACTTTGATAAATTTCTGTTTATAGTCATGTCAAATCCCTAAATAGCATATTGTTGAACTTGAAGAATATCGCCCACCGAAGCACCTGATGCCAAGGTAACCGCTGATGCGCTTATCGAATAATCTGTTGTTGGTAGCAGAAGGACACCGTTTAGATACACTGCTGATTTATTTATATTGTAGCTTCCTGAGAATGCGGTCTGACCTGCTGTTGCCGTAAACTCTGTTGTCGAATAGTTAGCGGATGCACCGCCATACTCTACTACCTCTACAATATCACCTGAACTTGCTCCAGACGCGAGAACCACAGACGTTCCATTTGTGGCTGTGAAGTCTGCAGCATTTAGTTTGGCTCCATTTATAAATACGAGAATGTTTCCAATACCATAGCTCACAGTAAAAGTTGTTTGGTTTGAAGTTGCAGTAAAGCTCGTAAACTCATGAGAGTTACCAGAAAGTGTTAGATCTTCAGCACTGGGGCTGATAAATAAAACTGCGCTACCTGAAAGGTTTAATAACGATCCTGTTGAACTGGATGATAGTACTCGCGTCAGGGTCGTACCTGAATGTGTATATACACCTTGTCCTATCTCAAAATCAGTTCCATCTTCTATAACGTATCTGACGGTATCCCCATTAGAGATACCGCCAGCCGCAAAAGTCTGAAAACCTGACTCAGCAGAACCGAGGGTCACAGTACCGGTTCCGGTTGTGCTGACGCTTACCTTAACTCGATCTGCAAATTTCACCACAGTAAAGCTCCGTTAAGCTATGCGAATGATAGCGTCTGAAGCTGTTTTCGCTGGGAACTGAATAGTAAAGTCACCTGCTGTAGAGGTCTTGTCAGAACCAAAGTCTAGTACAACTACTGTGTCTGTTGTGCCTGATCCGCCACCTGTTGTGGTGTTATAAATCAAAGCTCCACGAGCTGTCACAGTTGCACTGCTAAACGTCAGGTCATCGAAATCTGTCACCGCTGTCGTGCTACCTTCCAACGATGGATTTACATTTGTCAGAGTTCCACCACCTGCAGAATAACCAGACCCACTTACCTCGTTAGAGGTAGTATAAGCAGTCGTAGCTGCGTTGAAGGAAGCGCTGTTTGTATACATCGCTAGCTTGAATGTATGCCCTCCTGAGCCGCTAGCTTTGAAGTTATGTCCCCCCTCAAGAAGTTCTTGCTTGAAGGACGAACACATAAAGTTACCAGAAAATGCCATATCATAATCTCCTTATTAGCTCGGCAAGTTTAGGATGCCCTGCGTCTTTCAAGGCATTATACACGGTTGTGCGGTCACTGCGAATAGCTTCTCGCATATAAAATGCAACCGTCTTTTCCATGTGCTTTTGAAAGGCTTGAGCCTGATCTCGAATAGCAGGATGTGCATTGTCGGAAACGCTTATCAGCTTTTCTACACATCTCTCTGCCACCTCATCAGGTGTAAACCCTCTATTCTCTGTAGTTCGTATATTAACTATAGGTTCTTTTGGTATATCTATATTAAACTTAAACATTGCCCTCGTCTTTGCTGTATCCCTCTTCGCCATCTCTATAACCGTCTTGTTGCAGTAAGCCACCCACTTTAGTAAAGGCTTGCATAGCGAGCTGATGTTGTTTTCTGTACTCGTTCATGAGATCTGTATCGCCCTTCATGTATGAGTACGCTTCTAATAGTGAACCATACAGCAAAGCTGTTTCGGCATTGTCACCTAAATATGTTGTACCTGCAGTAACTATAGATGGTGGGTCGTAGTAATAGTTTATTTGAGCAAGATAGGCAGCGTCTGGCGTTGGGGCTAATATAAAATATCCCGGTGTACTTGTTGTGCCACCAACAAACTGACCGTAGTACTTTGGTAAACCTGTGTCTGATGCAGGAAACGCTTCCTTCATAAAAGTAACATTCTTATTTAGCAAATAGCTATAGTTACCACTGCCGTCCTGTATAGCTATAGAGTACACAGCAATCATGTCTGTTGGCCTAGCAAGATATTGAGAGTTAGCAACTGTGCTACCAGTAGCAGCTTTTCGAAGCTCTGGAATGAGAACCTGACGGAGTATCTTCTCCTCTGCCTGTCGTACAAACGTAGGGATATTAGTCACAAAAGAAGTCTCTGTGTTCTCTGTGTAGTCCTGTATTGCCTGTACTAACTCTGTATAGTTCATTTAGTCTACCTTACTGTAAATTGACCGCCACGAGCTTTACCCATACCACGACATATTGAGCCACCCATATTCTTTTTAATTGGGCTGCGACCTGATAGTTTAAGCAAGTCGCTTTTACCTTTACTCAGCAAAAATTGATCAAAACTCATTGAGTCTGACATAGGACCGTCAAAGAACTCTTCACGTAATTCCTGCAGTTCTGAGTCTTTTTCTTTCATTTTACCCATGATAATTATCCGTTCTTACTAAATTTACCACCACGGATTGCTGCACCCATGCCACGAGCCTGACCACTCGATGCTTTAAATATGTCAGGATGATCCTCAGAAAGTAGAGACACTTGTCCTCCGCGTTTCATGAAACCCATTTTGTTACGAACATCTGTTGGTAATTTACCCAACCCTTTATTTCCTGCGGGTACGGGCTTTAAAGTTTTTCCGGGCATATCTAATCTCCTTTTAATAATGCTATCATGTTTAAATTCCCAAATCCACCGTTAAGGTGTATTCGCTTGGCCTCCCATACCACTGTGGTTTGGACAATAATAGTATAATGTTGGTGCGCCTACAGCCACAACGATCTGAGTATAGGCCCCTGCATTGCCCGGCGTTCCATTGTAAGTTACGCCTGTTGTGTACTCCACACCACCCGCATGAGTTCCATTTGGCGTTGTTGAAAATCTTAATGGGTGACCACTATTGCTTGAGTCAGATTGATCAAACAGATAAGTGCTTCCTTCATTAATTGTTCCTGTAGGCGCTTGTACGCCGTCAATATAAAACCTATTTCCGCTGCCATAACCTGCGGCAGCAACTGTAACTGCAAAAGATTGTGTTACATTAACTGACGGAGTTGCAACGCCAGCTCCACCAACTGCGACAGAACCAGTAACAGGAACGGTTGTAACTAAATCACCTGTTATTGTGACAGTCCCTACACCACTTTGCATAATAGATGGTGCAGTAATATCTGCAGTAAATGTGAGAGCTGACGCTGCACCAACTGTACCTGTAGCAGAAACACCTGTGGCGTTTGCTAGACTCTCATCAAAGCTTACAGTAACCCTACCAACAGACGCAGTCATAAATTGAGCAGGGTTCCAAACAGGATCGAATCCAAATAACTGTCTGCTTGCTGCTAGGGCGGTGTCTGGCCTTGCATTTGCCAGACTTTGCGGATCAAATACTCTGACTCTACCAAGAAAGTTTTGTGGGTGATCGTCGTCAGCCACGTCTCTTCCCACACGTAAACCTGTCTTCACACCATTCTTATACTCATCAACTAGATCAGTTAGAGGGTATCTGAAGCCAGTTCTGTCACAGAAGCCAAAAGAATATTTGTTTCTAGCGGTTCTCATCCACCCCCCAGAATAAATGTATTGTGTGGTACAAATCTTATAGAAGCTGTCTCTGCATCCTCACCCGCTGCAAGCTCAAACTGATACTCATACTCTTGTTTTAAAGGAACGACTCTATCTGCTGACTCAGGCTTTTTCATGGCTATTTGATAAGCAAGGCCAGCTACTAGACATGGGACAAATCTGGGAGGCACTGCTGCTGTTGTACCAACTCCTGAAGACAGTCCATCTATTCCTTTTAGTCTATAATAAGCTAGTGTGTATGCAGCGTCTGGCACAGGCCATAATGTTACTCTTGTCTCTGTAGCTAGTCTTTGTACATATATCTGACTAGGCTTTCCTGTTGTATTTTTGTTAGACTGGGCAGCATAGCTAGACACGGATATACGCTCCAAGGCTGTATCTACCTGACTAGTACCAGTGCCAGTTCGTATGTGATGCTCTATGACATCTATGGTATCTACGGGCATGGTATACGTTACTGTACCCGCAGCTATGGCTAGAGTCCCCTCGTCTATAGTAAACAGATTAAGTCCTCTGTTCTGCCACTCAAGCAACATGATATTAAGGCTACGCCTTGCTGTTCGAAGATCGTAACCTGTGTTTAGTTCTACTCCTGCACGTTCGTAGGCTTCCTCGAATATATCAGGTAAATCTGGTGTAACTACTGCCATTTGTTATTTCCTAAACTGTCTCGTCTTCTTCGCGATCTTTTTAGGCTGGCGCACGTGCTGTTTACCTGCCTTTTTACCTTTTCTCTTAGCCCTTGAAGTAGCTGCATATTCAGCAGGGCTAAGAGATCTAATAGCCGCAGAGGGGAGATAACGCTCTCCCGTAGCCTTCTTACCTTGCGTGGATGGCTTGCCGCTCTTGGTTCGCCATTTTTGTTTGGTCCAGTTTTTAAGACTTCTCTGCGATTTCTTTAACGGCATTACTTCTTCTTCGCTTTACCGCCACGTTTCATGGCCATAGGCTTCTTAGCCATACCACCACCCATCATTTTCTTCGCTTTACCGCCACGTTTCATCGCCATCGTTTTGCCGCCGCGTTTCATAGTCTTTTTCATCGCTCTAGGTTTCATAGCCATCTGTCAATCTCCTTTTCCTGTTAACAACCAGCTCTGTATACTCTTCTTTAGGGTACACCTCATAATAGCCCAAGCGTTCGAGCTTGTCACTTGCTTGAACTACTAACTCAAGATCTTGAATAAATACCATGCAATATGGTTGATCTACAGAACTCTCCCAATCATGATCAGACAGAAAATCAAGCTCTGCATCGTCTGCACCGTAATCAGGATGAAACTCCATACAATGCAAGTTCTCAAATAGTATGTTTAGGTTTTGCACATACCTGTGAAATTTATTTAGTTTTGGGATTTTATAAGACGCTACTACGACAAGTTCTTTACCTGTGACGGTAAAGTCAGCGCAATGACGTAAGCTATCTGCGTACACATCGTCTGTCTCTACAACTAGGACTTTGTCACGTTTCCATGCATTCTTTGCATACGGGCAAGCAGAAAGACCTTTGAGGCTTTGGTTTGGCACTTCCAAAACCTCACGCGACCAGCTTCGTAGATCTGCCTCTATGCTACTCAATCTCTGTAACCCCCACCTGCTTTTTTATAAGCTTGAGCCATCATTTGAGCTTTTCTGGCTGACCACTGACCCGGTGCGCCACCTTTACCACCTGCTTTTATTCTATTAAATATACGTTTTCTGAGACCCGGCTTGGTATAGTTACCCGCCTCATTGACACGACTCTTAGCTTTCTTTTTCTTTTTGACTTTACCACCCTTTTTCATAGTGACAGGACCGTCATCTATATTTTTAGCAGCTCTTAGCATCGCTAAGTCTTTTGCATCATCGCCTGTAGATTGAAACGGCATAGGAGAACTCCCTTTTAATTGACTACGTATGTTAGATCTTGAGATAGCCATCTAACATTTCCATCTCTTCCTAGCCTGTCTTAGACGGCTATTCGGATCTTTTGCTGCTTTTGGAAACTTTTTCATCTGCCCTGCAGATCTAGCGCAGAAAGATTTACGCCGCTTTGCGGCCTTACTGCCCTTCTTAACTTTACCAGTAACAGCAGTTTTAAGCTTAGAACCGGGGTTGTCCCTACGATACTTAGCTACGCCTTTGGCGGTCATACCCGCACCTTTTTTGGTGGGCCTTTTATGGCCCCCCTTGATGGTGTGACCCTTCATAGTTCCTTTGCGAGCAGCCATAACATTAATTATAAAACACTGTTAATGCTGTTATATTCGTTGCAACAGAAACAAATATATCGCTGACTTTAATTCCATCGTTTGGAATGTTAACAGCGTGAGTGTCAGAGGCCACTAGATCTAAATCTAGAACTGTAGCCCCACCATTACCATCTGTAATGGTTAGTCGAGGCGTACCTGACCCTGATAATACATGTATCTGGCGAATACGGGCAGGTCCGACTGCAAGTGAACCTGTGCCTGTAACACGCTTTGCCTGTACATCACTAGAGTAAGACATGGTTTATCCCTTTTTCTTAGGACGACCACGCTTTGCAACAGGTGCTTCTTCCCACGCCTCGTTTTCAGGTGTAGAAGGATCATCTGCTTTAAGCGTTCCATCATCGTTTCTTGCTCGGACTTTTTTAGTATTTTTCCAAACTTTCAGTGGGTTACCATCTGGGTCTAACCCACGAGCCGCTAACTCTTCCGCGCTTGGTGGTGCAAATCTACTCATGATTTACCCCTTATGAAGCTGCAATAGTGCCGCCAGTATCTGGGCGTATAAAGTTAGTGCCATCAGAGATTGCAACACAAGGATTTCCTCCTGCCCCGTTTGAGACAAAGATGATTGTACCTGCACCTGAAGTTGCAGCAGATGGTGCTGTAGCCACAGTAAATGTAGGAAGTTTAATATCGCCCACAAAACCAGCGGTAGCTGTAACTGGGCCTGAAAATGTAGTTGATGCCATAATATATACCCTTTGCACAAGGTTTTGCCTAGCAGTCTGTGCAACGTCAGGTCGGGGAGTGTCCTGTCTGCAAGGCTAATGTTGCCCCTGCAAAGATCATAACATACATTTTACAAAAAGAAAGGGGCAACTTGCGCTGCCCCAGTTCGAGAGAGGTAATTCTACCGTAACATAAATTATGCTCCGGGAGAACCAAACATCCCTAGCGGATCTGATACACCAAAAGAGTAACGCTCACGAGCTTTGTAGCGAACATTACCTGTATCAAAATCACCGTCCATAGCCGTAGCCATTGGAGTACGCACGAAGTGCTTCATTCCGTTTGGAATGTCTGTGGTGATAAAGAATGCGTCTGTGTCCGTTAGATAGTGATTCACACGGTAGCCTTCAGGGATCGATCCATTTGAACGCAATGCGTTTGTATCGTTATCCGCTGTACCTGTGCGAAGCTCTGTCTGTAGCAGTCTTGTTGCCACGAACATTAACGCAGGTGGAACGATAAGCTTACGAGGGCGAGCCGCGATCAATAGGCCACGTTCGTCTGTGAACGCTGCGATATCGATAACTGCTTGCTCTAGTGAAGTTTCGTTCAAGTCTGCATTTACTGCTAGACGGTTAGCGTTTGTTCCGCCACCCACAGTTGGGTGAGCAGTATTGAACAATGAAACGCCATCGCCCGAGCTGAAGGATGTGAATCCTGTATTCAGCAACGCTGCAGCCTTAGTCTGCTTGGTGTAAGCCATAGCGCGAGCTAGTGCTTTTGTATATCTAGCAGACAATGAGTCGTACAAGTTGTCTTCCATCGCTTCTTCAGTGATAGAGAAACCCATTGCAACGGTCTCATGGTTGTAGCGAGCAGTGTAATGCTCTTGTGCATTGTCATATGCTAATGAGGAGCCTTCTGCTTTCACAGGGGCTGCTGCAAAACCGGACAACTTGACTTCTTCTTCAAAACTTCTGTCTGAATTTTCTGTCTCGTAAATCTCAGCATGCTCATTTTCATAGTTATCGTATTCCAAGCCGAACAATGCGTTTAGGCCGGGAAGTAGCTCTTTAAGGAGCTGTGCGCGTGAAATAGCCATTAGTTAGCCTCCTTATAAGCCGACGTTGTTGGTCATCTGATGACCACCGGGGTTGAATTTAACCAACACATCTGGAAATGCATCCGCTGGATCAGATACATGCTCCACAATCCTAAACGCTGCTGCTGTAGTTTGGACAGTCGCATCTAGTGCTGATGTGGAATTGCCTGTCGCTGTGTTACCTGTAGAGGTAGACTGTGCGGCTGCAAAGAATGTGTTAGTTCCGATAATTGTTTGCGCCCCTGTACCATCAAGCTGTGCTTGGAATAGTACGTTTGGATCGTCAACAACGAGAGCCTTGATAGGCCCACCATTGGCTGTGCCAGATGGATAGTGCTGTGCAAAAAGCTGTTGGCCTTCTGCGTTTGTGTACTCACAACCAACAAACACACCGATAGCGCCAACACCTGAAGTGCCGCTAATGGAGTTGGACGTTAAGTCCGCGCCTGTTCCTGTTGCGAGCGCAATAAACCCGTCTGCCCCAATTATGACAACTTGACCGTTAAAAAGATTGGTCGCCTCGCCAGCGGGATCGATCAGGTATGTATTAGTTGCCCCTGCATAGGGCATGCCATCGGCTCGTCTTACGGGCTTCAGGCCATAGGGAGCTGCTGTAGTAGCCATTGCTCAATCTCCTAACCAAGTTAATACCAAGGAAGCTCCCTAAAAAGGTTACTTCCCAAATGAAGTTCGCGTGGAACGCTCGGGATTCAACACAGGCATACGTGGGTCGTTCTCTCTCATGAAATTACGGTCCACAGCCTCTTGTGCGTGTTGAGCCTGTTCAAGTTGGACTTGAACACGTTCTTCAGCGATTTCAGCAGGTATGCTGCATAATAGCAGACCACCTACCTCAATGTTGTCTTTGAATCGGGAATCGATGTCAGACACAATGTTTAAATCAGAATGGTCCGATGCTTTGACTGGTGTATAGCCTTCACGGAATCGAGTAGAAACATTAGTATTGTCACTCTGCCCCAAAGTTGATGTGCGAATCCAACGGAAGTGTAATCCATCCCTTGGTTCGGGAGTAGGTAACGCAGATGGTCGTGACCATCCTTTTCTACGTTCTGTCTTTTCTCTAGTTTCTGTAGTGCGTGGAGTTCTATCAGCCATATCAGCCTTCCTTCATTAATTGCGCCGCATACTGTTCGTTAGTAAGACCGAGCCGTTTGGCGAGTGCGGCTGCGGTTGGAGTTAACTTCACCTTGCGTGGTTTCTTTGACGTACGAGACGGCGGGGCAACCACGTTACCCGCTTGAGGCTGGGGTGGCGCAGACTCCTCTGCAACAGCCTCAAACTTATCTGGAAACACTGACCGCATGGCCGTGTCTATTTCATTGTAATACTCTTCGCTATTTGGTTCAACACCTTTTGCAACAAGTTCTTCATGTACACCGTACGCAAAGCCTGTCATTCGCTTATCTTTCATAAACCAAGTGTTTTTATCTGCCCAATCTAAAGCACGTTGTGGTGGCTTCGCAGGTTCGGGCTGCGTTTCCTGTTTTGGCGCTTCTGTCGGCACAGGTTCAGCATTATCTCGTTTTGGAGGTACATAGTTACTTATGCGATATTGTTCGTTCTGTAACCTTGTAAGCTCTGATTGCGCCTCTAACAGCTTGTCAGAGTCACCTGCTTCATAGGCCGCTTTATAGTTAGCATTAGCCTGTGCAAGCTGCGCTTCAACGCGTGACTTGGCTTGGTTTATAAGCACATCTTCGTTATCTTA